GCGTGTTTCCATCCAAAAAAACCGATTGTGGATATGGATTTAACTGCTGTGTAGTCGATACGCCGTTAGCCATTAGTTTTCTCCCACGCTAGACTTCAAATTAGCCGAGACAATCACGCTGTTTACAGGGTCGCTAAAAACCACTTCAAACACCCTGTCCCGTGACCATCCCAAACGCCGCCAGATCGCACGATTCTTGTACCGACCAAGTTGTCCAATAGATACCCAATACTCCCGTGACCATGTAGAGCCACCATCATTAGACCAACGCAGCATTGCTTGCGGGTTAGTGGTCGTGTTCGTATTGTTGGCAATATTGCCATCGTTAATCACATAAGTCAGACCATAAGGAATAATCAACGTCTGATTAGGCGAAATCGTCAAAGGGCTAGTAAAGAAAGTGTTACCAATCTGAGTAAACAGCCCTGTTGTTCCTGTTCCTGGCTGGAACTGAATCTGCATTTCATCAAAGTATTGACGTTGCAAGTCAGTCGTAAGATGCGGCGTTCTACGCAATCTGCGGATGGTTTGACCATCATCTGTGTAATTCTGAGGGTCTAACTCATAAATCTTGCCGTTAGCATAGTCGCCAACAAGCACCATTCCTTGGAACAGCGCAGCGCAATTAGACCGATGCCGTGTGTATTCGCTACCGTCCCAATACAACCATTTATGCCACATTTGGGTCGTGGCGTCATAGCACCAAGTCAACCCATTAGCCCCCACGCTCGGGAACGTGACCACATAAACTTCGTGGCCTTCAATCTGATAAGTGTAAGCAATAGCGTCAGAAATGTATTCATTGACCAGCGTATTCTCAACAGCGTGCGTAGATATTCGAGTTGGGATATACCCATTCATCTGCATGATCTGAGCTTGCCCACGGCTGTTGCGTGACACATAAGCAAACGAATTACCCAATCGGTATAAAGACTGAGGCGCTGCAATACCATGTTGCGTAGAAGTGCCAGGAATACGCTGGAAAGGGAAAGGAACAGCACCAACGTCTGTCCACACTTCTGAGGAAATTTCACCCATCAAGTAAACTTCTCGATGGTCAGCAATTAAAGCAACTAAGTTATCCGGCGCAGCATCGGCAAAAGCATACGATGTTGAGCTAGAAATCGGCGACAACAGGTTAGAAGAACCCCATTGCTGAGTTCCTGGGTTGTTGTAAACAAAGTAGTTATCCACAATGTCCACAGACGAACCGCCGGAAAACGCACCATCAGTAGATGGCAAAGTCGTGAACTGGATTGCGTAAAGCGTTTCAGAGCCAACAGTAGATGTACCGCTAACCGTGTACGTTCCAGTTCCACCGCTACCAGTTCCAAGCGCAGTAATCACCACGTTAGAAGTAATACCAGCACCGATAATCGTTTGCCCTAAGTGCAAAGTTCCATTGGTGACAGCCGATACTGTCAGCGTATTGCTGGTAATAGACCCCGTAACGACAGCGCCAACAGTAGAAGAACCCAACTTGCTAGAAGGCACAGTTTGAGTCTGGTTAATGGTGTATGTACCAACACCGCCTGTTCCCGTCCCCAAAGCCGTTATAACCGTGTTCGCAAGCACAGCAAGGCCGTTCAAAGACTGATTGATGCCAATCGTGCCAGAGCTAACGTTTGTAACTGTTAAAGTTGTCCCGCTAACCGAGCCAGTAAATACAGCGTTCGCAGGGCTGGAAATATACCAAACATAACGTTTAGCGCCATCAACTATGTAAACGTTAACGCCGTTATCTGTGATTTGAACCTGACCAGCAGCCGTATTCAAGATGCCGATAACATTAGGCACTAAGTTGGACGTCAGCGCATAAACGTAAGCGCCGCAGACAACAATAAGCTGATTGCCGCCAGAAACCGTGTGCATCCCACGAACTTCAGCGGAATTCAAAATAGCCTGAGTGGTAAGCCCAGGCGTTGGATAAAGCGCAATCACCCCACGATTGCCAGCTTGCTTTAAAGGGTCAATTTCAGGACGCCAGTTAATGCACTCTTGGCTCTCTTGATAGATGCTTGGCGATTCGTAACTCGGGCCTACGAAACCGAAATCACTCATTTAACGTCTCCATAGGCTTCACCATCACGGATTCTACGGATTGTTGATTCGCCAACATTCATGCGCCGAGCAATTTCAGCAATAGATTCAGAAATTAACCAAAAACGCACTTGACGAACTTGATCGTCAGACAGAACACGGCGCACTTTAATAATTTTGCCTTTCATGGCATTGCTAAGGTTGGCACGTTGTTCTTCAGTCAATTTATAACCAAGTTTGTTTGTGTTGCCCTTGCGTGATTCAGCCCACAAAGCCTTCGTTTTTTCTGAATGATGTTTGCCTTTAAAGTTCACACCCCAAGTAGATGCGCCGTAAGTATTGCCTTTTAACTTGGCTTTATGTTCTTCAGTATGTTTGTAGCCAGAAGAACCCTCACCACCATCGGTAGCGTTGACCAAATCAATACCACGTCTGCGATACAAGTCAATCACTTCTTTTTCAACAAAAAAAGCAAATTCTTCGTCAATTCCATCAATCAAAATTTGCGGAACAAAACCATGCTTGTTCACCACTCGATGCCAATATTGATTCCGACCATGCGTTTGCTTGCAACGATTGCGCTGTCCTTTACCAACATAAAAAATGTCGTTGGTATCGGTTTTTTGATGCTGATAAACGTAAAAGAACATTGCGCTAAGTTGTTGATTTTTAACGAAAAAATCCGCCCGATAATATCCAACCTGCATCGCGCTGCCGTCCAACCAGCAGCGCATCTGCATACCGAGCCACTTGAGGCGGTTTCATGTTGGTACGCTTTACAGTAGCCTTGGCATCATTGGCGTTCTTAGTAATCATGGCAATCTGCGTGGGCGATGACTTACCATATTGAGGCATCAAGAAATAAGCCAAGTTCCAGCGCAAAGCGTTTGTGTAGCCTTGTGGAAGCTGAATAGTATCGTTTACGCTTGAGTAGCGGCTGAAAATGTTATCGGTAAACATGTGCATTTCACCCTGAGAAGGGTTGGGCCACACATAAATGTTACCGAGCAATTCAGTAGGCTGATAGTAAAGCGCCTTGGGCCAAGGGCCGTTCAGCGTTTTCAGACCAATCATTTCGTATTCTTCCAGCGACAGCACAGCTACTGGATAGTCCAGACCGCCGTTTTGAACTGGAATACCGTTGCTATTTGTGTTGATACGCACAAAACAGCTAGAAATGGTCAAAGGACGTTGATAGTAAGCTGTTATAGGGAATGGCGTGACCGTTCCACCCATTGAGGTGCTGCCGACTGATTGAGACACCGAAACCGTGTAAGTTCCGACACCACCAGAGCCTGTCAATACCGCAGTAATTGTAGTACCGCCCGTAACACCGCTGCCGCTAACCACGCAGCCAACACCCAAGTAACCAGCAGAAATAGAACTAACAGTAAGGGTAGTGCCGCTAATAGAGCCAGTAAACGCTGGGCTAGGTGTAGAAACATAGTTGTTAAGGGTGTACGTCCCTGCTTCGTTAATGTTGCCACCAGCGCCCGTGTTAAACGCCACAATCTGCGTTCCTTGAGGCAAGTTCATGTTTACGCCGTAAGTCGTGGTCAGATACTGCCCATTGCTAATAGCGCCCGATGTAATGATCGGTGCGTTAGCTGTGATTGACTCATTGTTGATAAACAACGATTGGCTGATTGTGTAAGTTCCTACACCGCCGTTACCTGTGCCGAACGACAGAATAGACGTGCCGCTAGGAATAGATGCACCAGTAATGATGCTACCAACCTGCAAAGCACCGCTAGAAACCGATGTAATGGTCAGCGTTGAGCTATTGATTGAGCCTGTGCCAGCAAAGTTGTTGACGTTGGTGTTAGCGACTGTAAGGATGTTACCGCTGATATAGCCTGTAAACCCTGCGCCAATTTCACCAGTTGGGCCGATTGTGTATTGCGTCTGGCCTGGAACGATTGGGAAGATGATTTCGTTCTTGTAATACACCATCATCGACTCATTTGACCATTGGTCAATCATGTCGTTCAGCATATCAAACGCATCTTGAGCGGCTTCTGGCGTAGGAGTTTCGCCAGCTTCCAAAGCGCCAATGTCTTTTAGCGCCCTAGAAATGATGTCAATCGGCATTACCATTTGTTATAGCTCCGGCGTAAACACTTGAGGTTTCCACGGAGGCACAACAGATTTCGACTTCTCAAGAAGCGCCAATTGTTCCTCTAGCCGAGATTTTATAACATTTACCCCGTCTTTGGTAGCCTCGTTTTCAATCCATTGTGCGACCATTTCCTCAGTCACTTGATCGAATGGCACACGCAACTTAGGCTCATTAAACCACCAGTTGCCCTCAGTCTCTACCGATTGGTTATCTTCAGATACTGTGCAGCGGTACTTGGCATGGGTAATCAAGCCATCTTCCGCTGACAGTTCTTCAATTTTCCAAACGTATTGCATTAGGCCGCCCAAGGCAGGGGATTGGTCACGGGGCTGACAGGGGGGTTAGCCAAGCTGTTCAGTTGACCCTGCACATTCGCCTCAAAGTTGGCGATGCCTTGTGCGCCCAGAGACTCTTGAACCCAGCCAATGACTTGGGCTTCAGTCAGGCTTGAATAGGGTTCAAAGCCAGCTTGTGCGTCAGTAACGGGGTATTGGGTGTTTCCACCGATAGATGCGGTGTGGACTGAATCAGTACCAGTTAATTCCCAGTTGACGTTCACAACGTAGCCAGCGTTTGTGCCGCTAGGCCATTGTTGCATGGAGGTGATTTGCCAAACATAGGTTGTTGACATGAGATTTCCTTTCGGGGGTTAGAAGCCAGCTACGCCAGCGGATTTAAGTTTTGCTTGCAAGTCGGCGTTTTGAGCCGAGAGTTCTTGAATTGCGTTAACCATGTGCCAAATCAAGTTGCTTGAGTCCACACCCATAACACCAGTAGATTCTGTCTTAACGCAGTCAGGCAAAACCTGTTGAAGTTCTTGTGCGATTGGGCCAATTTGTACGCCTGATATGTTGATGGCGTGTGACTTGTCCAATTCGGTGATTTCATCAGGCAAGCGGTATTCAAAGTTACGCACTTTGATTTGATTAATCGCAGATAAGCCAACTGTATTGTAAACAATGTTCTTTTTAAGGCGTTGGTCAGACGTTATAGCCCAAAGCGTTGAGTTATTGCCTTGGTAAATGTTCCCGTTGCCAACAATGTAACCAGTGTTTGAGCCTTTACCCGTAGTATTGACACCAATAACAAGTTCACCAGAATCACCAACAGCAGAAGGCGTGGCGTTGTATCCAATAAAAATATTAGAACTACCTGTAGTAGCGTTATATCCGGCAATATTTCCCAAGAAGGTATTGTTTGCACCTGTATTGTTGTAACCCGCCTGATAACCTACAGCAGTATTGTTATTGGCTGTGGTGTTGGAGCCAAGTGCAGAATTTCCTAGTGCTGTGTTATATGAACCTGTTGTATTGTTTTGCAAAGCGGCTGAATAAACACCAGAGTATCCAGTACCAACCGCAGTATTGCGAGAGCCAGTAGTGTTGTTGCTAAGTGCGCCAGTACCTATTGCGGTAATGTCTGCGCCTGTCGTATTACTGTAACCCGCCTGATACCCCACAGCAGTGTTGTTACTGGCAGAAGTGTTTTGGTTCAACGACTGCATACCAAGCGCAGTGTTGTATGCACCAGTTGTGTTGCTAAACAGCGCCTCATAGCCAACCGCTGAGTTAAAAGATGCAGTAGTGTTTTTGCCCAATGCGCCATTACCGTAAGCAATGTTGTAAGAGCCAGTGGTGTTTGCGCCAAGCGGTGTGTTGTTTACCGAATTTCGACCACCCATCGCTACGTTGTAAAAACCAGTTGTGTTGGCGTACAACGATTGATAACCAACTGCGGTGTTGTCAGAGGCTGTGGTGTTAGATGCAAGGGCTTGACGGCCTAAACCAGTGTTGTACGAACCACTTGTGTTTAACTGAAGTGCATTCGTTCCAAAGGCTGCATTGTCTGTTCCAGTACCGCTTGCATAAAAGGCCGCATCACCAACTGCCGTGTTGTTTGCGCCTGTCTGTAATTGACCTGCATACGCACCCACATAGGTGGAATAGCTTGCATTTGATGTGTAACCAGCCAAGTAACCAATGGCAGTAAGGCGAGTGCCTGTGGTGTTGGTGTAACCGGCTTGATAACCTACAGCAGTGTTGTTAGAGGCTGTGGTGTTGGATAGCAATGCTTGATAGCCAAATGAAGAGTTATTTGAGCCAGTAGTATTGGCATTAAGCGAAGAATAACCAACAGCAGTGTTTTGAGAACCGGAAGTATTTGCTCCTAAAACTACATAACCAACACCAGTATTATTACCGCCTGTGTTTGATGTGGCAGTTGCGGCGTAGCCACCGACAAAAGTGTTGAAGTTACCGCTTGCATTAAGACCGGTTTGAATACCGATATAAACAGCGCCAGTTGCGGATGTTTGATTAGCGCCAGCCTGATAGCCAACGGCAACAGACTGACCGCCAGTTGAGTTTGAGGCAAGTGCAGAAACACCAATTGCGGTACTACCAGCAGGGCTTGCGCCCCCCAGACCCACAGTCAGCCCGTGGATAGAGGCGTCAGATGTGCTTGTAAGCGTGGTGAACTTGCCCGTTCCAGGCGTTGTCGCACCGATATTCACGCCATCCAAAGTGGTAGACGTAGCGCCCAAAGCAACACTTGTTGAGCCAATCGTCACGCTTGAGTTGGTCAGCTTATTGTTAGCAATAGAGCCAGCCAACATGGTATTGGTGACCGTTCCAGAATCGCCCGTGGACACCAATGTGCCGTTAGCGAGAGGGATGTTCAGATTGAACGTAGATGCGGTGTTTTGCCCAACAAGGTTAGTCTGACCGCCGCTGTTTGCTTGGAATACTAATTGACCCATGATTGTCCTTTAAGGTGCAATGTAAATGATATTGTTGACAGTCAGAGCGCCTGTCGAAGGGTTGAACTGTAATTTGGTCGAACTGGTCGTTTGAGGCAAATTACCGCTGGTGCTAGAAACAATGGTTGGATACCAAGTCGCATTTGACGTTGTATTGTCTGTAATCGCTGTATTCGTGGCGTTTGTTGCCGTGGTCGCTGTCGTTGCCGAACTTGCATTACCCGTCAAAGCACCCACAAAAGAAGTTGATGTAACGCTGGTCAGCCCTGCCAATGTTGTGGAACTCGCACCAAGGGCGATAGCAGTCGTTCCTACGGTGATTGAGGAGTTATTAAGGGCTGAGTTAGGGATGCTGGTTAAAGATGCCCCAGAGCCGCTAAAAACCGTTGCCGTAAGCGTTCCAGTAGATGGATTGAACTGATACTTAGTAGAACTGGTGTATTCAGTCGTCAGGTTGCCGCTAGTAGCAGCCGCAAACAATGGGTAGCGTGTTGCGTTAGTGGTCGTATCGTCTGTGACCGTAGCATAAGCGGTAGGCGTTGACCATGTAGGTGCGCTAGAGCCATTGCTGGTCAGCACTTGGCCTGTTGTCCCTGCTGCTGAAATAGCGAGAGCAGAAGCGCCAGAATAGACGATACCGCCAGCAACAGCGGTCAAAGCAGCGTTAGTGCCGCCATAGAGCAATCCAGGCGGGTTGCCGTTCCATGTTCCATTCGTATATGAGCCAGCCCATGAAAGCGTATTGGTTGACCAGCTTGCGTTGCTAGGGGGTGAATTATGGTAATCCCACGACCCTGCGGCAATCGAGTTGCTCAACAAAACAACCGTGATGTAAGCACCCGCTTGCACCGTGGCAACCGTTGTGGACGAATTATTCTGAATAACAATCGTGCCGCTAGACTGATTGTTATTAAATGTAAACGTAGCGCCAGAAGGTAAAGTGGTCGCATCGGGCAGCTTAATCGTCTGACCGCCAGAGCCTGTAATAGCCCAATTCTGAACAGAACCCGCTGTCAGCGTAATCAATGTGCCAGCAGCTTGGCTTGTGTAACCCTCAAACAAGCAGTTAGTCGTGATATTTCCATTGGAATCACGCAAAACAACCGAATTAGCACCGCTGGACGAGGTAACCCCTGTCCCGCCATTAGCCACCGCCAGAGTGCCGGACAAAGTAATAGCGCCAGCAGTCGCAGAAGAAGGCGTTAAACCCGTTGTGCCGCCGCTAAACGTAGAGACAAAGTTACCAGTAAGCGCAGATGTAGGAATGGTCGTAGAGGCCGTAAAAGCCCCTGTGCCATTGCCATAAACATAGCCTGTCAGCGAGGTAGCGCCTGTGCCACCATTAGCCACGTTAAGTGTGCCGCCAAGCGTTACAGCGCCAGTTGTAGCCGTAGTAGGCGTAAACCCTGTCGTGCCAGCAGAGAAGCTAAGAACGCCTGTATTGGCGATAGTTACTGCGCTGGAGCCGTTAAATGAGCCGCCAGATAGTCCAGTACCAATAGTAAGGGCGTTGGGAGTCTGGGCAGTAATCGATCCGCTGCCACCCAGAGAAACGCTAACACCATTGAACGTAACACTAGAGTTCGCCAAGGAACTATTGGGTATCGCTGCATTGATCTGGCTCGGTGCAATACTAATTGAGGTAGAACCAGCCGATGTTAGCTGACCCTGTGCGTTTACAGTAAAAGTGCCAACACTAGATGCAGAACCGTAAGAGCCAGCCGACACGCCTGTGTTTGTAATGCTAAACGTGTAAGAACTAAGTGTTAACCCTGTGCCAGCAAAATAGGATACTGCGCTGGCAAGCTGCGACCAAGTAATGGGAGTCGTGCCAAGCGTTCCAGAAGCGGGAATCGTGCAGACCCAACCGCTGTTTTGCTGAGTTGAGCCGTTCTGAATAAAGATAAACGCCGAAATCAGCGAGGCGTAAGTATTGGCATCGCTAGTGCGTGACCATGCGCCACTAGAAGCTGCGTAGATGCCGTTATTAGCCTGATTAGATTGGTTTTTAACCAGAACTCGGTCGCCAGCTATGGTAGTGTAGCCATCAATCGTTTGAAGGCCAGAAAGCGTGATATTGCCCGTTGTAGCGCATTGGGCTTCAGCTTTGATTGCGTAGCCTTGGACAACCATGTCCACATAGGCTTTGTTCGTTAAATCTGTTGGGTTTGCCGCAGTATTAGCCACCGTTCCCGAGGTCGTAGCCATCGAGGTAAAAGTAGCCGCAGCAGGGACAGAACCACCGATAACCGAGCTATCAATGGTTGAATTTGTGATTGTCAGACCCGATTGGATGGGGTTGACGGTTGCGTAAAAGGGCTGACCCTGACCGATAAACGTATTGAACGAATTATCCAAATTGAACAGAGCTTGAACGGGCAAGATGTTCTGGTCAACGGTCTTATTAGGGCCAGCCATTTTTTTCCTTACGATTGGTCAACCGTTGGAGTAACGTAAACCAAGTTAGTGCCAGAGGAGGCAATTGCGGTTACATACACAGGATATTGCATATTAACAGCAGGGACAGCGATCAAAATCGGCGTTGTCATTCCCGCTGGCAATACGAAATCACCAAATGTACCGTCTGTGGGAAGTTTTGCGGCATCACTTGAAATAGTGCTGAATTTGATAGCAACAGTCGCTGTACCAGTATTGGTGCAAGCCACAAAGTTAATCAAATCGGGCGTATTTGAGGTCAGCGCAACAGCAGAGTGGGCGCTAGTACCAACGGACAAGCCGAGGGTAAGCCCACCAAGTCTGAAAGCAGACGTGTTTGCCATGTTAGACAGCCGTTACAGGTGCTGGGCCTTCCAAGCGGGTAACTTGGATGGTGTAAGTGCCAGTATAGGGAGTAACAGAAGCAGCAGTCACGTTAGCAAACTGGATGGTCAAAACACCAGCAGTCAAGCAATCAGCTTCAGCAATCACGATACCAGCAATTTGCGTACCGTTCAGACCCAAGACCACAACGATGTCAGTCGTTTGCAGACCAGGCAAAGCAAAGGTTTGAGCAGCGGTAGTGTTAGCAGCAACAGCAACGGGAGCCAGAGTAGGCTGAATGTAGAAAGTTTCGTGGGAATTGCCACGGGTGATTGTCGTAGATGACATAGGAATTCCTTTGCAAAAGGTTTGTTAATTGTAGCTTTAAAAGCAGAAAAAGCCATCTTTTTTAGGGATGGCCTTTCCTTACTTCACTTCAGATTACAGCAAGGGGGTGCTGAAATCGTAGCAGTAAACGTAGACGTCAAAGGTTGCGCCAGCCACGGGAGTGGTCAGGCCAGTAACGTTGACATACAGCGTTTGTGTGGTCAAAGCAGTAGTTTGTGCGGTAGGTGAAGTCACAGACACGCCGTTGACAGAAGTCAAGTTAGCGATAGTGACAGAACCGTACAAGCTAGAACCGCCGCTGGTAGTGGAAATGCCCACAGCCAAACCAGTTGTAGTACCGACAGCAGCGCCATTGGCGTTCATGTTGGTAACAATCAGGGCTTGGGGCAAGAACACGCCAGTATTGATGACGGGAACTGCATAGTTAGCAGAAGTATTAGCACTCACGTTAGTCAGAGTTGCAACCAAACGCAGGGCTTGGTTAGTCAACACATTTTGTGGGTGAGCCGATACTGTGGTTGATGGGCCTGGATTTGCCATTTTGAATATCCTTTCTTAATTAAGCTGCGACACGGCAAGCCAACTCTGGATACAGAGGAGCCCAGCCATACAAAACATCCAAACGGGTTGGAATTGAATCGTTGTTAATCGTGTATTGCATTTTGTTACTCCTAGCATTTCTGCTAGTGGTGCTTCCGCTTCAGGTCGCACTCTAAGGCTTCTTTTGTTATACCCTAGTTCAGACTATCGCATCCCTCGTAAGGGTTTCTTCACTTAGTCGTTCAGGCTGTATTTAAACTTGCCCCTTGTTGTCCGCTGCCGGAGTTCCAAGTCAATCAGAAGAAATTTTCTATTAGATCAAAATCTAAAAGCCGCCAACATTAACGGACTACACGCATCGACAAACCAACTTCCTTATCGGAAGCACGACCAGCGAAATGGACGCCATCAGGCAATTCCAAGTCAGCCACAGCCAAGGTATAAGCATTGCGGTGCATCATAATGTTCTGGGGTGAGGTCACGCCAGTATTATTGAAGGCCGTAATGTTGGGGCTGTTGTAGCTGGTCACTTGCACGTTTTGGAACTGACCCGACACAATGATGGCGGGGCTGATGTTCACGGTAGTGCCAGTAGTAGCCACGGTAGTGGTGCTGTTCACAACGAAGTTGCGGAGCTTGCCATAAGACTGACGGTTTTGTGGGTTGACTGCGTACACACCAGGAATGGTGAACACATCGCCAACATTCAGCGTAGAAGCTGTGGAAGCGGTCAACGTCACGTTAGAGCTAGAAGCCCAACCAGAAGTCAACACACCAGCAGAGCTAGTAGAGGCCAAAGTGATAGCAATGGTGTTGCTAGACCAAGAACCGAAAGTTTGCGACACAACGTTTTGGTCGAGTTTCCAGTTCATGCCGCCAGAGTCACGGCCCATCAAACCCTTGCGATATTGCTCGCCAATGGCTTCTTGAGGCACAAACAGACCCTTCAAGCTATCAACGATAGTTGCAGAGGTGAAAGGCTCAACAATCATCGAGCGGCGACCATCACGGGGAGCGCCTTCGCTGTCAAGGTAAGCAGCGCCTGTCAGGTATGTAATCAAACCTGTGGGAGGCGTACCAGCAGTACCAACGATGTTGTAAGTATTGAGAGCAGCGGTTTGCAAACCGTCACGGTCAATCTTATTGGCAATCGCAGCCACGGCGGGTTTCAACACACGGTCGCTGAACATATCCAGAGACAGAGCCAAATCTTGCGTGGTGAATTGGGTGTCAACGTGGAATTGTGTGGACAGAGTGACAGGCACGCTGGTTTCGTTGAAATCTTCAACGTTCAGAGCAGGGCCAGTAGTCCCGATGAACCTACCTGGTTTTCTCACATTGACGGTATTACCGATTTTCCCACCAACTACGGCGAACTGGTCGTCATAATTGCGGTCAACTTCTGAAGTAAATGTCAACTCATTTTCGAGAACCATTAAGGCCTCATTAGTAATTTTTGAAATCGTCAATAAATTATTGCTCATGATTTCATCCTTTCTTTAATAAATAAATAATAAAAAGTTAATACAGATAATGATTATCTAATTTTGCCAGCCTTGCGACTTGCCTTCCATTGCGCATAAGTCCCATGAAACTTGCCATCGGCAGTTAATTGAACTTCTGTGCTAGTGCCAGCTTTAATCGGGTTGATTGGCGGGGGTGCTTTTGATTGACCAACAGTATTGCTCGGCTTAGTCTCAGGTTGCTTCTCAAACTTCGCCTCAAGTTTCCCAATCTCTCGCAAGGAAGCAGCGACCGACATGGAAGTTAGCTTCTTAGCCAAATCTGCATCTTCTGCCAAGGCATAAAGAATTCGAGGGCCAACGTCACTTTCTAGCATGGCGTCACGAATATGGTCAGGAACGACCACATCACTAGATGCCACCATATCGTCAAAATCTGGAATTTCGCTTTTCGCTGCTGCCACCTTGTTTGCCCAAGTCGATATGACTTTTTGGCGCTCTTGGTCGGCCCTGCGTTCTGCTTCTTCTCGATCTCTTTTAATCAATGCTTGCTCAGACGACCATTCCGCTAATGCTTCTGCATATTCAAAAGCGTCACGAAACTGGCTCGGCTGAGGCTTTGCGTCAACAGGTGCGGCTGGCTGTGGTGCTGGCTGCGCTTGTTGCTTTAAAGCCCTTAATTCGGCCTCCAGAGCTTCCTTTTCAGCCTTTGCTTGCGCCGCTTCTTGACGGGCTTGCTCACGCTGCTTCGTAATCTCAGAAAACCGCTTCTCAAGTTTAGGATTCTGCTTGCGCTCCTCTACTGGTTTCGCTTCGTCTTTAGCCTCTGGTTCACTCTGCTCTGCTACCTGTTCCGGCTCTGAAGGAGGATTCTCAACTTCAGCCTCGGAGGGTGCTTGGTCAGCTAAACCCATTTTCTGGCTATAAAACTCTGCTGCGTTCTCGCTGGTAATAACATTACCCGCTTGCTTTTCTTCTGACATAGGTTTCCCTAAGAAATTTACCCAGTTAACCTAACTGGTAAGGTTTTGTGGTTATACCACTAAATCGCTCGGTCTGTCGAGTTAGATAATGCTTCTCGTTCAGCCCGTTGATCTATTTGTGCCAGCATCAGCGCCAATTGCGCTCGCATTTGCTCAATCTCAATTTGTGTTTGCGTCTTGATAACAGTATCGTGCGCCGCTGTATGCGTTCTGAGCAACACGTCACGGTGTTTCTCTTGGTCACGCAGTTCAATATCGTGCGCTTTGTTAGTTTCTTTAATCAGCACACGCTTGGTTTCAGCATCTTGCTTGACCTGCTCAATATCTTGACGCTGTTTAATCATCATCTGCATTTGTTGCAGTTGCTGTGTAAGCTGCTGAATCTGCGCTTGCGAGGCTTTAAGCTGCATTTGCACTTGCGGCGGCACGTCTGATTTTTCGTTAATTTGCGCCATTGGATTAGATGCAGCCAAACGATCTGCAATCGTGTCTGCGCCAGGAAAGTCCATATTTCGGAACACCAAGTCGCCAATGACGTTAAACAACTGCTCATTGCCACCCAACAGCGGCAGCATTGCATCGACAGCTTCTTGACGTTTGGAGTTGTAGCCAGGGCCAGTATCCATTACCACGTCATATTGCCCAACGGTCATATCATGGAGAACACGATAAACGCCAGCTTCATCACTTGTGGGCTGGTTAATAGCAACCAAATCAGGCTTGCCATCATCCCCAATAATACGCATAACTCGATGTGTATCATAAATGCTTGGAATCATACCCAGAATGATCTTGGCGGTATGAGCAATTGACTTTGTAAGGTTGTCGTAAAAATCAAAGTTGGTCAGGTCAACTTGCTGCTGCTGACCATTCAGAGCCTTGCCGGACATATTGCCTGGCAGTTGCTGAGAAGGGTCAAAGATGCCCATCAGGGTCGTAATGTCCTGATTGATAGCGCCCAAAGCGGTCATCACGCCAGTTGGAGGCGGCTCAGGTTGCAGACGCTGCGGAGGCGGTGCAGGATTACCATCAATGTCGGTTTGCTTATAGCGCAACAACGGGAACGACTTGATGTTAGCCGCTGCCCATTCGCCTTCGTGACCTTCGTCTTGGCCTTCAGCAAGCAGCCATTTTGCCTTTGGAGCCAGCGCAACAGACTCGGTAAGGGTAGTCTGCCAAAAGTTATACATCCGCTGTGCATCTTTAGCATGGCGAACCATGCCAAACTTCTTGCGCTTGTCACCAATAACCACATGGCGACCATAAACAGGCACAACAGGGATGTATTCCCCAGCAATTTCACGTTCTTCAATGATGTCATAAGCGGTCAGTTTGACCCATTTAATCTGGCGCTTCATGGTCTTACGCTCTTTGACCACTTCCAAGCCCATAGCTTCTATGCGCTCAAAGAACTTGTCGCCATCATCAAAGCGACTAGAACCATCGCTCAACAAATAAAGAGTAGCTGGCTTGCGCTCAACGTAGAAATACTCAGCAATGCGAATATCCTCTTTAGTAATCCATTCTGATTGCGTGTCGCCTGTGCCACGTTGGGTGAAGCTGGAGCCATCGTCTAAATCAGGATACATATCCCGAAACTTCTCTTTGCTCATCATGCTGGTAATCAGCACTTTTTCAGCGTCAGACCCGTCTATGCGCTCAGAATTAGGGTCAAAATAGACCGTGAACGGGTTAGGGATAGCATCGATGTAGATTTCTTGGTCAAAGCTATCATCTTTGCAGTATTTGGTAATCAGACGCCAGAAGCCCCAACCCATACGCACAGCGTGGTCAAAGGCGGTGTCGTAAGCATTGTCAGCATTAGATTGCGTCTCAATGTGGCGAATGATGCCTTCTACGACTTGTGCGGTCTTAAAGTCTGCTTCAGAGTTGCAAGCGTGAACTTTAGCCCGTGGGCGCTGTTGACGTTGCTGATTAGTAACTTGGCGGCAAAAACCATCCAGCTTATTGATGGTAAGAACAGGGCGGGATTCAAGATTTCGGGAGTTTTGTAAGTCTACGGGCCATTGGTCACCGCCGGACACAAACTTCAAATCTTCCAAGGCTTCCTGACGGTTCATGGTGTCAGAGTCATTGCACCACTTGAGGAACTGTTTAGCCTCAGTAATGATTTCGGGTTCTTGACCGCCGTAAGGAATATCTTGTGCCATTAGTTCATCCATCCTAAAGGTTGACCGTAGCCCTGTGGCTGCGTTCTAACTGGTTTGCGCTGCCGAGGCTCATTCACCATCAAACCAAGCATCCGAAACGCATCAGCCCCGTGGCTGTATTGATCGTGAACAGGCGTTTTGCTAAATGCTTTGGTATCTGGGTCAACTTCGTAGCGGTAATGCCGTAAGCATTGTAGCCCATCGTAGCAATTTTCCCTATCAAACCAGCAGTTCCTGAATAGTGTACGGGCTGCGTTAATGCTGTCAACTATGGGTGTTTTTGGGATGATTTTGGTCTTATATCCAGCCGCACGCACAATCTGCTCAATTGACCGTCCATTAGCTGCAAGCGTTCGGTTCTCAGCGTCATGTGGCAACCATAGCGTGTCATACACATAACCAAACGTCTGCATCTTTGCCAGATACTCAGAAATAGTCTTTTGGCTATCCTCCACATATCGGATAAGCCTAGTCTCCATGCCAATAAACTGCACAAACCAAATAGCAGTAGCGTCAGACCAACCCAAATCAAAGACAGCATGAACTGGTTTATTGGGGTCATATCCAACCTTTGTGATTCGGCCTTC